TTAATTGCGCTAGAACGTAACAAGTTAACGTAAGTGATGTAATCTTGTTTAAACTCTGAACTAGAATACGTCTGTGCTAATTCAATCTGAACTGGTGCATTAGCATTAGCCCATGAACCAGCCCCCCACGCTTGGTACCCCTCGGCACCAACTCGGTAAATCTTGCCACCATCACCAACGATGTACTGAACGTAAGCACCGTTACTGTACCACGTCCGTTTTTCATAAGTAGCTACATTTTTAGCAGGAGCATATACTGCTGTAGCATGTGCAATAACAACGTTGTTACTTGTTTTCAGTGATGAACCTTCACTTGAACTCAAAGCATAATCATTGTTAACAGTAGCTGCACTTACTTTAGAATTAAATGTTGTTCCAATAAAAAAGGCTGCTGCGATTGCAACAACCCAGTTTAATTTATTTTTTTGATTCAACGTTTTCCTCCTTCGGGTTATCAACAGATGTTGTATCACTAAGTACGCCTAACATCCCTAATATTGTCAGAATGGTGTTAATAATCCCTACAATATTTTGCCAATCGACTGGATAGGTAAACCCAAATGCTACCATTAACTGTTGGACTAAAACGATTAGCAAACTAATCAATCCTGCCCACAACTTTCCATCGTGCCAATCGATGTTTTTTGCTTTTTCCTTAACATTCTTCATTAGTAACTACCTCCCGTTATTTTGTCATGTAAGTCCTTAATTCGTTCGTGGTGGCGGTCTAGCCGCCGATCGTGCTCGTCTAATCGCTTATCTAACTCCGCAATACTAATCCTTATTTCTCTCAGATTATCATTGAGTGTTTTAAAATTTCTGTTTAAATCTTTTATGTCGTCCTGAAATGAGCCAAAAACGATGTATTTAAAAAGCAGGCTAACCACGCCTGCCATAAAAACAATAATAGTTGTAATCGATGCCCATTCTCCCCAAGACAATCCTAACAACATGTGCAATCTTACACCTTCTTTCACCTTAATTTTTGCAAAACAAAAACACCTACTAAGGTAGATGTTTACAAATCTCTTATTCTTTTAGCCGGGACGCCTACATAAAGACCATTTGGCTCCGTACTTTTATTAACTAGAGCACCTGCTCCAATCACACAGCCATCAGCAATGTTTATTCCAGAAATAACTGTAGCGTTAGCTCCAATCCAAACGCCTTTTCCAATGGCAATATCTTCATATACACGCTTACCTGCTCTTTTGTTTGAATCACTCATCTTATGCGAAATTGTACAAATAATAGTTCCAGGTCCAATTTGTGTATTTTCTCCAATAGTAATTTTTGCACTACCACCGCCAGTAATTAATTGTGCACCGTAATTCAAAACAACTCCGTCAGATACTTCAATGTTTTCACTATCGAATCTGACTGAATTTTGTACTGTAACGTTACGTCCAATTTTATTTCCAAGCATTTTAAAAAATACCTGTTTTACTTTATTTGGCATGGAGGTATACGACATACCTCTGTAAAAATGACCCTTAATCATATTCATCCCTTGTTCCCCAACGTTTATTTTTACATGTTACAATGATATCACTTCGTCAATTCATCTGCTACATTAATCGCACCATTCGTCATAATTCCTTCAACCATTCCAATATCACGGAATTTGCGGACTGTATCGCCACTGTCTACTGTCCATAGATAGATGGGGTATCCCTTATCCGCAATTTTTTGAATATCAGCCACACTGCGTGAAGCATCCTGACTAGCGACAATTGTATTAGTTTCCGTTTTTAATGCTGCCATTTTAGCAAAGTAATCATCTGTAACATCTCCACCTAATAGTTCGTATTGCCCATTAGGTTCAAGAGCTATCATTGGTTTCAAGTTATCCCAACCAAACGCTTGCCAGCCAATTCGATCGAGCATATTGTATTTGACCACAATATTATGGAGAGTCTGAACTTGTTCTTGAGTAAATGTATATTTAAACTCAATATGCAAGAAGATATCGTTATACCGAGCCAGTTTTACCAATTCTTCAAATGATAATAATGGTTCACCCTTATACCGATCGCCCTTAACGATACCAAAATCATACTTAGCTAGATCAGCATAATTCAAATCGGTAATGTTTACTGTTCCACTAATTTGCGAACCATCTAAATTACGAGCTGTTCGATTAATAGCTTTGTCATGGATCATCATAGGTACGTTGTCATTTGTCCAATTGATGTCGCCTTCCCAATGATGATAACCATTTTGTTTTGACAGTAGATAAGCCGAACGACTTTCTTCGGGAGCTACGGTGTTAAAGCCTCGGTGATTAATTCCTTTTATCTTGGCATTGAGCGGATTATCTGTCGCTCTAGATTTAAAAGAAGCTCCTTTGACGGTAATCGGGAAATTTGCCGAAAATAGCACTTCTTTGCCAATCGTCAATCTAGCACTAGCTATAACTAACCAGCCAAGCTCTACTGATTCATTCCATCCCAAGGATTTGAATTCCATGCTCGCTGGATTAAAAATATATTTAATGCTGCTGGCTTTTAAATCGCCATTTCCTTTGATTATAGTTTGACGAGGTATTTTATAAGACTTTCCGCTATAAATGATATAAGCACTATCATTGTAGCAATTTAAATCTAAGCTTCGGTCGGAAACATTAAAAATAGGGGCACCGTCGTTGGAAGGAGTTAGTTCAACTTTATTTTTTTCTGCATCCGGATCTTTACCATTAATGGTATATGGAAACCCTCCCATAATCAGTGGGTGATCGGAATAGTTCCTCAAAATGGTTGCCAAGGCGACACAATAAGGAGGTGTTTCTTCAGTCCAATTAATGACTTTGGCAGAATGATCTGCTAAGTTAAAAACAAGTCGTAGCGTGTTACCGGTCAATGCCTCGTTAGTAGGTGTTGCTATCGTTCCTTCTGGGATAGGGATCGCTCTATCGCCAACAAACAACGTAGCAGTCGTATGCTTCTGGCTATTAAAATTAAACTCTAGTGTGTCGGTATTAAAATCTGGTGCTGCTTCACTCGAAACACTGAATAGTACATTTGATGGAATGCTATATTGGTTAACTTCCTTGCCATCAACAGTAATGTCCATAGATCCAGACCAGAACCATCCCTCGTTGCTTCGACGTAACCCACCAATCATTGTTTGATTTATCCCTAATTTTTCGGTCCAACCAATGAAACTAAATGATTCAGAATCTTCATCGTATATTAATTTAGCGGAAGTCGTGTCCGGATTTGCAAACACCGAATTCTTAACAACTAGTGGTTGAGGTACTTGGATTACTTTATTGTTAATCATAAAGTAAGCCGAATCGGTGTTACATCTAAAGTCAAAAGTATCAGTTTCCGAATCATAATTAGGGATTCCGTTTCTAGATGGAATGAATATTGGTGCTTGAGCATTGCCAGATAATTTTGTAATATCAATGCTTCCATCTTTAACTTGTGTACTTTGATAAGGACCGCCATCAATCCATGCTCCCTGTGGTCCCCACATCCACATATGACCAGTATCAATTGTGATGAATACCCCATCATGTCCACTTGGATAGGTCTTCTTCAAAGTTGCTTCATCATCAATCGCATGTGGTTGTCCACCATCAAAATTAGCAAAACCTCGTTTTAACATATCTACTACATCGGTATTTTTAGGGCGTTGATTGATTTCACTCATCAAAGTCTTTGTTGAATCACTAACAGCTTGTTTAAGTTGGCTATTCGTAGCAATATCATCTGATTTGATTTTAGCTGCAATTACATCTAACTGACCTATCAACCAAGTTGCATCAGTAGTAACGTCTTGGAATTTTTTCTTATATTCTGCAATAACTGCTAATGCGTCCTTTTCGGTGTTAGCAATATCCGTTGTAAAACTATCAATTAATTTTTGAAGTTCTGTTCTGAATGGTTCTTTATTAACGAACATATCTGGATTACCATTATAAACATGAAACCAAACATTGAATGTTGATACTCGTTTAGAATGGTCCGGAGTTTCCAGCCCTAGGAATCCATAGAACCAACCTTCCTGTGGAAACATTGTTCCCGGAAGGTTCATCTTTACCATACCCATTCCAACAACATCTGAACGAGTACCTGTGTAGCTAACACCTACACCAGTATCTGCATTTACAACGTTGTCATCATTAAGCCTATCACCAACAAATCCACTGATAAACGGAACTAATCCGTCTTCAAATTGTTGTGTTTTACCTCGTTCTAAAAATTTAATAACTAATGGTACTTGTTCATCACCAACACGACCATTAAAGTTCTCACTTAAATCAAATGCTTCACCAACATGTAAATCACGCTTGTAAGTATCAAGTGTGATGATGCTTGCTTCTGGTATTTTAATCATATTAAACGTCCTCTCTTATCACTATGTTTTCGCCGTCCCATTCAATTGGAACTTCAAATTTTTGTAACGCTGCTACAATTTGTTTGATATTCAAATCCTGTTGTTCTAACTTAAAATCAATTGCTTTGCGCTGCTGTTCTAATTTAGAATTAATTGCTTTGCTAAGGTCATCGATTGCTGTATTAAGATCATCTTGGGTAACTAAATTTCCATTTGTAACCAGCCCATTGATGATTTCAAATCCACGTTTAATCGCAATTCGCATATCAACTCCATAATGTGCATTCTGAACAGCTTCGATTGCGTCTTTAATAGTCTTAATATCAGCTTCCATTTGAGTGATATCTTTATACACTTGGATCAACATGATCATCTCCTTCTATTTTTTTCAATCTTTCATCTAAATCAGCAATCGTTTGCTGATATTTTTCTAACGTCTGCTGATATTCTGCTAGTGTCTGCTTAGTCGTTTCATCATCTTCTTTGACCGTTTTTAAAACTGCTTCAGTTGAATTAAGTCTTGTTTTACTGTCCTCAATATCTTTCTGAGTACCTTCATAGTCTTTCTTCAACTGTGGTACATCAACCGTACCTAGTTGTTCAGAAATCGTTGCAAACTTACCACTAGACGTTCCTGCACGCATACTTGAAACGTCACCACCAATGGTTGAGATGGTGCTTTTTAGTGATTCAACATCTTTACTAACTTTCTTAAAATCATTTTGATAATCAGTTAGTCGTGTTGTTTTGTCACCAAAAGTCATTGTTGATTTATGTGGCTTGTTCAAATCAATTTCTTTTCCAATAACCGTTAACATTTGTTGTTCAGCTACATACGGATTGATAAATAAGTAACGATCATAAACTTTGAAGTGCTCGTATTCGTTCAACTCAATAGCACTGACGGTAAAAGTGTTAATTGAAGCTTTCTGTGCTTTAATCCACGCCTTACCTTTGGTTAGTAATTGCGCAGGATCTTTGATGTTATCCCACGTGACCGGACCATTGATAATTCCAAATTCCTTCTGAAATTCTGGGATATCTAGATAGTCTTTACCATCGTTAACCGGTGCAATCGTATATCTAACGCCAGACTTAATTGTTCCACCTTTTTGGTCTCCAGAATCTTGTTCTGGAATGTTTCCACTAAAGCGATAAAGATACCAGTACCATTCACCAGACCAGTTATTAGCGTCATGGCTAAACCAGTTAGCAAGTGTTGGATTGGAACTCTTACCATGTTCAAAAACATCTGCACCGTCCGGATAACCGCCAGGCCAACCACTGGAACATTCCAGCACGGTATCAGCATCTTTCATGACAGCGGTATGTCCTGCTGCACCTGCTGATTGTCCTTTTTTGCCCATAATGATTACATCGCCAGTTTGCATAGCTGGTAACGTCTTATTAGTACCTTCGTAGTGCAAAAGATAACCATGACTTTTAAGGAATCCATGTAGTGTTTCAGTGTTGTAAAGTGTTCGATCTGATTCATGAATTGCCAACTCAATAAAATAGCTGACAAATGACGAACAATCAGCGTGTTTCTGATTCGTCAAAATATCAGCTCTGCGATAATCCATTGCGTACTCCAAATGTGCAGCTTTAGCTTTGTTGAATAAATCAATTCCAGCTTGGATATCTAATCCTTGTTTTGCCAATGGAGAGTTAGAATTATCTGTCGATGAAGAGTTAGAATTATCCGTTTTAGTTGAAATAAAATTTTTTTTAATAAGTGAACGTGTTTGCTTACTTCCACCAAAAATCAACGGCTCTGGGTCAATCCATGTGCCATTATTAGTGAACGCATATCTCAAAGCATAATCAAAATCTTTCTTAGTGATACCAATATGCAAGTGGTCGGTAGTACGTGTTCCAACCACTTGACCAGTTTTAACATACTGACCAACTTTCACATGGATATTGCTACGACTGCCAAAGGCTTCTTGGTAGTCAACGTTGTAACCATCATCGGAATGCGTGACAAAGTAATTACCTAAGCCTCCCATATATCCAATTTTAGTTACTTTCCCACCATGAATTGCATGTACATCACTTCCCGGATGATCGACTGATCCAAAATCAAGTCCATCATGGAATCCGTTTTGACGAAATTCACCACCAGCATGTACGCCAAAAAGTTGGCCTCCACTAAAGCTTCCATGTCCTGCTGATGGAAACGGAGATCCCCATCCCCCGCCAGTTCCAGACGGTACAATATCGACTGGTAATTTATCGTAACGCTTCGAGCCTGTAGGACCCCAACCGCCAGTATGAACGTCACTCTTCCAATTAGAATCATTGAACATTGCTAGTAATTGATGGAATCCAACTTTAATATTGGTATAGCCTTCCAAACAATATTTTTTAAATGTAGGTCCAATAAATTGGAGCAGTCCCATACTAGGCGTTCCAGCTGCTGCGTTACTATCCCAATTATTTACAATCGTTTCGCTACCGTTCGATTCGTGTTTAATCACGTCTTTAATTGTACTTATTTCTGCATCACTGACGGACGTTTTCATACATTTAGCTGCAAACTTAATCGCTGGGCCCCAGTCTCCATTGACGGCTTCCATCGTCCCACTCAACTTTGTACCATCGTCAGAACTATCATCGTTCTTTTCGTCTGGTTTCTGTGTTTCAATTTGAGCACCCAAAGGGACTAACCGAGTAATTACTTTAGACGGATCAATCGCAACCTTAGCTGATTGCATGTTTTCAGCAATTTTCAATGGCGCTTCCATTGAATGATCTTGCCCTGGACTTTTAAGATAGTCGATGTAATTCTTGCCATCTTTATATTCCACGATGATACTGCCACCAATCGAATCAATCAGTAGCTTTTTAATCGCATCTTTAGTGGTCTGATAATCCACTTTGCGTAAAGTGTTATCTTTTTTGTTGGTGACTGTAACATTTCTAACTGTAAACTGCTTGTATTCTGGAACTTGAGAATTGTGTTCCTCAATCAGCTTTTTTAAGAATTCCTCTGGTGTAGCGTTAGCAATCTCAATGTAGCGCTGAACGCTATCAATTAAATAGCTGTCGATATCCTCAAAATCGTAGGTTTGAATGAATTGACCGTTGCTTTTCATCTCACGTTCTGGTTTCAAAGCCCTGCCTCTGAATAACAATTTACTGTTATCAGAATCGTACACCTCGACGTGCGTGTGCATTGGTCTGCCAAATAGCTTGTTAGCTTGATTTAGGGTCAGCGATAGAGTATTAGTCTGACTTGATGACATGGTCAATTTGCCTTCTGATGCTGCTAAGCCAACAACTGGGTCGTGGACAACGTAACCAGCCTTATCGGTCGGCTCATCATAAGCAATTACTCGATACATTAGATCATCTCCTCACGTCTAAATTTAAACTCAATCGTTCCAGAACCACTTAACGTAAATTTATTCTTGCCTAAAGGCATGGTGATAGTTGCTTTATCAGCATTATCTTTGGTTAATTCATAACCATTAAATCCAGGGCCTTTCACGGTTACTTTACCAGTTACTGCAAAATGACAAATAACTGGTCGTGAACCAATGTTTTCAAGCGTTACATCTATTGATTCCGTTACATTAAACTTAACTGGTTGCCAAATCCAATGATCAAATATCACATCATCCCAAATATCAGCGCCTTCAAGGTTGTTAGTATAAGCATACGGGTAACAATCAAATACCACCGTAGCCGTCAACATTCCTTTTTCTTCATCGTCATCTACTTCTACACTTTTACACTTACCACTCCAGTAATAACCATCTTCATGCGTATCAACTAGATTACTAATACCAACCGGCATTAGTTGACGCTTAATTTCTTCTTCAAATGTTTTGCGTTCATGATAGACGCTTAACGGCATAACGATTTTATAGGTAATCTCTCGATTGCCAAAGAAACGTTCACCATTAAGCATTGAGAAATCATAGACACCTTGCGTGTAAGCAACCTGTTCTACTATTTCATTTTCTGTTGGCGTGGGAGCTTCTCTTGAAACTACCCACCACCCAACTTCCCGACTATCAAAACTTCCAAAAACAAAACCCTCGGTGGGAATATCTTCATATTCATTTTTATTAGTCGGCTGTAAATTTCTAAAATTGTACTGCATTACCAGCCCCACCTTTCGTCGTTATTGGAAGTTGCACCTAATTGTCCGTTGAATTTATCAGATGTAGTGCTAACCAATGTATCGCTATCCATGTAAAGGTTAGTATCTTTATCTGCAATGCGGCGGAGTAAGGCGTTATTTTGTTGTGATACCGTGGTATCTTCTAGTGAAACCGATCCATTAACGCTACCACTAAGTGACGCACTAGATAACGATGGAAGACGGTTCAAACTACTGTCCATTTGCGTTGTATCAATCGCTGGCATTGAAATTTGCATACTATCAGCTACTTGTCCGGCCATTGCTGAAACGTTGCTTTGAACGTTATTAAACTGCTTCATCAAGCCTTCATTGAAACCTAACATAACAGCTTGACCATGTGGAATTAAGAGACGTCTATCATAGCTAATTGGTCCTTTGTGGCTTTTAATCCAACCAGCAATGCCACCAACGAAACTTTTAACGCCTTCCCATGCTCGCTTGAGCCCGTTTAATAAACTGTTCATAATCGCTTCACCTGCTGCACCTAAATCAACGTGTACAACTGATTTGATGAATGCAACTCCAGCTGAAAATACTGACTTGATGGTATTCCAAACCGAACTTACGATTGTTTGTAAAGCTCTCATTCCCGCATTCCATACGGATCTAATCAAACCAATTCCAGCGCTAATAACTGATTTAACAAAATTAATACCCGCACTAACAATTGTTTTGATTGCACCCCATACTACATTGAAAATATTTTTAATAGCCTGCCATGCACCGCTCCAATTCCCTGTAATTACAGCTAAAGCCAGTGCAATTATATTTTTAATTACCGCCATTGATGTACTAGCGATTGTGCTAATTACCGTCCAAATTAAACTAAATGTTGCACTAATCACCTGCCATCCTGCTGTCCAAATCGCTCCAATTATACTTATTCCAGCAGTAATTAAAGCAGTGATAGTAGTTATGGCAATTGTAATCTGTGCAATCACTAGCAAAAAATTATTAACAAGTGCTGTCAATATACCACCAATAATCGGTAGAACGATTGGAGCAAGGGCATTAAAAATCTGTGTGACTATTGGAATCAAAGGTGCAAGCGCAGTTTGAACAGAGGTTATTGCAGTTTGAAAAACAGTAACTAAGGTACTCCACAATGCTTGAAATACTGGTAATAGAGTATTCCATGCTGACATAAACGAATCACTGATTGCCTTCCAAGCAGCTGCTAATGTTGGCGCAACTGTATTCCAAATATTAACTAAATAATCTACAAACGATTTCCAAATAGCTCTTCCTTTATCCGTTTTTGAAAAGAATATCGTAAGTGCCGCAATAACGGCTGCAATACCAGCAATAATTAAAACGTAAGGGTTTAATCCTGCTACTAAATTGAATACTTTTTGTGCAGCCGCAGCGATTTTGCTTTCTGCAGCCATATTAGAAAAAGCGAAGCTTAAAAGCTGTGTATCACCTGCTAAATTTCTGATGATTCCACCAATCAATAGTGCGTTTCTTACAGCTCTCATGGCAGAAACAATAACTGTTACACCTTTAAAAGCAGCAATAAAAGCCACAACTCCACCAGCTAAAGCTTGAAAAATAGTGTTACTTGCAAGACTTCCAATTGCTTTAACAAGGTTTGCTATATATGGTATTGCTGAAGTTATTGCGCTGTTTATAACAGCAAAAGAGTTATTAATTGCGACTTTTAAGCTATCAATCATAGTAGCTATTTTAGGTAATCCCGCATTCTGCAAACCAGTATCTACAGCGGTTAACATGTTTGCCATACCTTTTTTTGCAGAATTAGCTAAATTGGCAAACGAAGTACCAATACCAGCAGAATTTTTCTTTGCTAGAACAGCAAATCCATTTTGACCTTTATTCAACTCAATAAATTTACCGTTAAGTTGATCCATGGTAACAGAGCCATCTTGCAAAGCTTTGTATAAATCTTGTTCAGCGGACTTACCAGTAAAGCCAAAGGCGTTGGCTGTTTTCCTTAGAGCGATAGGCATAGTTTCTTGAAGAGTTCTCCAACTCATTAAATCAACTTTACCTGTTGCAAGCATTTGAGAATATTGCTGAATGCCTCGGCTGGTATCACTCACGCTAGCTCCACTTGCTAAAAAGGCATTGTTCAATGCGATTGCAGCTTTTGCACCAGCGGTAGCACCACCTGTTAATGGTGCGAAGTTTTGTGCACTTTTAGTAATTTCGTCTAATGATGTTGGTAACCCATCAATTCCATCGCTCAAAAGTTTAGCTGATTTATTAGTGTCATTCATTGAATATCCTAGAGCTTTCATGACTACCGGATATTTGTTCAATGTATCAAACCTTGATATAGCTCCACTCATAACTGCTGCACCACCTGCCAGCGCAGCAGCTTTTGCGACTAATCCACCAATGGAACTATTCATGCTTGATATTCCACTATTAACGTTTTTAGTTGAAGTTGGAACGCTGTCCATACTAGCCTTAGCAGACTTAAAAACTGAACTAAAGTTTTTATCTACGGCACTAAGCACGGCTGTTACACTATAGGTTTCTGCCATTTATCTTCCTCCTTTCTCTAATTTCTGCATACTCTTCAATCCGTTTAGCGATAATTTGAGCACGCGTTAATTTGTTAACCTCATCTGGCTTATCACCTTCAAATTCTGATCTAATCTTTTTAATTTCAGCTTGAACATCGTAAAGTTTATCTAGTGTTTTGTATTTCGGTTTAGGGTGCTTGCTACTACCTTTGGTTGCTTGTACTACTTGGTTATAGAAAGCCTGCAATACAATTTCATTGCGCCGATTAGCTTGTTGAATCTGATAAGCTTCCATACGTAAAAGATACTCTCTTGGTGTCATTCGATTAACTTCACGAATTGTCGTGCATCCTAGATAGGTGAAAGAATTTAATAGGACTTCTTGGTAATCATCTTCAATGCTACTTTTTACTTCGTTTGTTTTTGTGATGTTTTCGCCATTTCGTTGAGCTTCTTCATGGCGAATTTTACGGGGACTGATTCATTAACTCCCTTTTTAACATCTTTAAATAAACTTTCCATCTCTTTAATTGTAAGATTTTCCATATAAGTCATAACATCTTTTTTGCCGGGACGATTATCATTGTCGGCAGTTGCAAAATACACAATATCTGCTAGTGATTCAACGTCTCCCATATCTAATGCAGTATTTGTGTACAATGCTCCTAAATTAACTCGCATTCCATCACGTTCAGTGTTCCATTTTTCGTTAGTTTCATGAATAAACGCAAATCCAAAATTTAATTCTTGCTCTTTTCCAGCAATTGTGATTTTCATTATTTTTCCTCCGTAAATTAAAAGCCGCCCCTATCAAGGTATTGTTTGCTTTCTTGGCGACTAAGATTAATTAAGCTACTTTCTGGGTACTTGGTACATCTTCGTTAGTTCCAGCGTCTCCATCTTTCCATGGAGTCCCACCGTTAACTTCTGCACCATCTTCACCATTTGTAACCTTATCTAAACCACGGAATACGTAATCTAGTTCGGCTGCTTGATCGTCTGTAAGACTTGTCCAACCTCGTTGAGGCGTTCCAGAAATAGAAAATGAAACATCAC